TCTTTAATTTTGTTGAGAATATCCATTAAAATACTCCTTCAAATTTAAGACCTTTAGATGCTATTCCATAACCACGTTTGTGTTTTTTATCCTCAGGTACAGAACCAACTTTCATGGTCTTTCCTGGTGGAATAGATTCACCCTGTGAAACAGGGCCCTTTTTAGGGGGGATTGTTTTTGTTAACTTATTTTTCATTAATGTAATGTTAGACTATTTTGTTCATTTTTCAAATAACTAATTTGCTGTGAAATATAGTTATCAGCAACGTATTCACCATACGCATCAACTAAGGTTTCTCGACTCATTGAAATCATTACTTGAGCTAGTTCAACTATATCAATGCCTTCTTCAGCTTGATCTTGAACAAAGTCTCTGGTGTTATCAATGATCTTTTGAATCCTTCTTTTTGTTAAATCATCCATCTTATCGATAATGTACTTGGGTTTTGTTTTACTTTCCACTTTTCTTTTCTACTTTCTTTATTGTACCTTTGTTCTTAGAAGCGTAGAATACTTTCTCTCCTTTTTTAGGACCATATTCTTTCTTCATTGACTTCATAATCTTTTTACCCTTTTCGGTTAGTGGCATCTCTTCTCTCCTGATTCAATGTTTGTGTTGTCATCTTGTCGTATTGAACTTCAGCACGCTTGTCAGCAATGTCATAATCTTTTTGAATTCTTGCTTGATCAATCGCAGTCTTCTGTCGAAGTTTTTCTGCATCCAACTGTAGTTTAGCTTGATCCACTTGCGCATCCATTTGATCTTTTTGTGCGTCTAGTTGGAGTTCTTGTTGCTTTAATTGAATCACAGGATCAGGCTTGCCTTGACCACTGAGTTGTCCTGAGAGCTGTTTAATTTCTGCCATAAACTGTGCTTCGAGTTTTGCGATCAGAGGATCTAATTGTTCTTGAGGAACTTGACCTTGTTGCATTAAGAAAGAAGCTTGCTCTTTTGCTTTTAAGGAAATGTGTTCTAAAACGTGTTTTTGTAGTTTCATCGCCATGGGAGGATTACCTAAAATCATTTGATTGGTTCCAAAGATTAAATGGTTTTGAATGTGAGCATCGTGATCTTGTCCTTCATACGCTTTCATTAAATTGCCATCGAGTAGATCAGCGTGCTCCGTGGCTGGATCTTTAGGAGCAGTTGGAGTATCTTTTCTTAAAATCTGATCAATGTCTTTGACTCCTAAGGCTTCATACATTCTTCTATAAGCTTCTTTGATGTTATGAATATCAGGGGCACTTTGTGCTAATTGTAATTCGGTTTGAGCTAAAGTTACTCTTTGAGTTGTCGAGAAAATGTTTGGATCAGAAACTGGTAGAACATCCACACGATCACTAAAGTCTTCTGCTTTAACTGTTCGATCTGCACCTTCTACTGCATAAGGATAGGTTTCAGGTAGATAATCAGCAAAAACATCAAACAGTAGTTTGAATTCTTTTTTCTGAGAATAATGACATCTTTTGTGAATACCACTCATCACTTTTGAGCCCCTCTCTAATAATGCCATGGTTGTTCCAACTGGTGCATTTTGATTCGCGTCTCCCACTTGCATATCGGTGATCGCAGCAAATCTCTGACCTGATTGAACAACAAATCCTAGAAGGCTGTATAAGGTCTGAGAGGGTTCTTTGTAAGGTAAGGGCATGAGAGCATTTCGTAAATCACCATTCGGTGCATCAATGTCTCTAAATTCTCCTGGTTGGATAGGCGCTGCATCGTCTCTAATTTTAAGTCCTCGTGACTTAAATCCTGCTGGTAAATTGGATAATGTACCTGCGTCAATCAATTGTCGTAAAATTTTTGTAGCTGTTCTTGATAAAGATCCAATTAAATGAATTAAACCAAAACCATAAAAACCTAAACCTGGTAAAAACTTATAATGAACAAAATATCTTTTCTTTAATTTTTTCTCATCATCCTTTTCATAGTTTCGACGAATACCAACAACTTTACCTGAACTATCTTCAATGGTTACAATGTAAGGTATTTTAATTCCTGTGGGCTCACCATCCATACCCATATCTTCAAAACCTTCGAGGTCTAAAGATGTATGGAACTCATATAACTTTACTTCTTTATCAATGTAAGAAGGTTTTACCCCTTCAATCTCATCATACTTCTTTTGTACTTCCGAGCGATCGACTTCTGAAGGAATGATTTCGATATCTTTATAAAAACCTGAAACTTGTTTTTTCCTAAAGTCATTGTAACTCATGTTAATGATGTGAGTAATTCTTTCACAAGAATCTAAATCACTTGCCATGTAATTGACTACTAAGTCTTCTGCTGGAACAAACTTCGATACTGGTCGATCCATTAATTCATCGTAATAAACTTTTTTAAACGTCGAACCTGCGAGAGGTAAATAAAATAACATTTGATCATACTCAGGAGTGTAGTCTTCCATTTTGTTCATCAACTGATAATTCATAAACTCTTGCACGCGTTGTGACTGAGAATATTTTTCTGGAGTTTCTTCTCCCATGACCACGGTTCTGACTGGTCCTCCTGCTGGTAAGAGTTCTTTAAATGCTGTTGCTTGAAACTGTGTGGCACTTTCAGCTAACAAAGGATGAGTAACACCACTCGCACCTTGGAAAGGTTTGGTTCTCTCTTCGTATTTAAATCCTAATAAATCTAATCCCTTGATATAACTCTCTTCCCAATCTTTTCGAGAAGAGCGATCATTTTCTAATTCCGAAAGTAATTCATCACTTAAGCGATCTAATTCGCCTTCGTCCATGACTTCAGCTAAGTTTGAATAAAACTCAACTTCATCAGGAATCGCGGACATGGGGTCAAAGTCAAGAGTTGCCCCTCCATCTTCGTTGATTTCAATTTCTAATCCTTCAGGAGTCGGAACTCGTTGACCGTCGATCTCGACTTCTGTTTCGGATTTAATAATCTCTAGCTCAGGAGCTCCTGTTTGATAGAGTCCTTTATCAATATTATCTGCCATAATTTAATTTATATCACCTAATCGACCATTTACAACATGTCTATTTTTGGTAGCGATATAGGTCCTCCTCTTCTTTTCTTCATTATTGGTTTCGTGACAAAACTAGGAGTTTGTACGTTAGAATATTCACTGTTTAAATCAGGAAGATTAGATAAAAAATTATTCAAAGCATCTGCACTATCAGAAGCGACATATCCCTTAAAATTACCTGAGTCCCAATATTGAACTACATTATTAAAATGTTTCATTAATATCTTTTCAAAATCTTCTGAAGTAACCTGTCTTCGGTCCATTCCTTCTAAAGTTTCTTTTTGTTTTTTTGTCAAATCTTTTTGATCGTAATACTGTAGTTTAAACTGATTCTTCTTATCCTCGTTAGCTTTCCATACAGGATCGTCATAAGAGGTAAAAAACTTTTCTTCAAACAAAGCAATGCCTTCTGGTTTTAATTTTTCACTAATTAGTTTTACTTTATTGTTTCTTCCTTTATCAATGAACTGAAAAGTCATTTTCTCCGTAATTGCATCCAAAGAATTATCTTCAATTAAATTGGCATCAAAAAAGTCTGTTGAGATTGGTTGTTTCTTTTCGTCTTTAACATCAAACGCATAATTTCCAAATTTAGATTTATCTGTCGTGAACGCTTCACGAATGTAATAGGAGTTAGGCATCTTTTGTTGATTAAATATTTTTTCAGCCACAACATTCGGATCAACAACAAACCCAGTCACATCTGGTCTTACTTCTGCAATCGTATTAATAAATCCTCCTTCTGTTCCTCCAATATCTAAGACATTAGCGTTTTGAGGAAGAGACTTAATGAGAGCATCAGCAGTCGCGACTTGCGCTTCTTTAAAAGTAGGAATGCTAGTAAAGATATGGTTTTCAAAATTACCACTTCTCTTTTCTTCAAAGATATCGAAAGTCTGTCCTAACTCGGATAGATTTAAAATAGGTTCGTATCTTGATTTAGGAGTTCCAATTTCTCCCAACATGGTTCGAGTGAAAAAATCACTGCTTTGTTCTAGAGGTGCAATTTCAAAACCTTCTTCGGTTTTTAATACATATTCTCCCTGATCGCTTTGAGGTCCTCGGTCGACATCTCTGGCTTTGGATTCTTCACTTTGCGCTTTGAGGGCTTCAATGGTTGTTTGGCTTTCTTCTTGGCGTGTTCCAGTAGTTTCTTCATTTGTTAATGTTATATCATCTTTTTCAGATAAAGACAAAGACTGTTCTTTTTCAAATTCTTCTTCTCTCTTTTTTAGCCAAGCTTCTTTATCTTTGACTGTAAATTGTCCTGGTTGAATTGTTTCTGTTTCTTCATTTTGTTCTATTTTTATAGTAGGTACAGATTCACTTCCTAAATCTAACAAAGGAGAATCTTTTAAAAATCCTGTTTTAGCATCTTGAACTACTTCTCCTGTATAAGGATTGTAAACACGAATATCGCTTTTATTTATTTTATTTGTTTTAGCGACTATTTCTTTTTCACCAGACTTACCTCTCATTACTAAGTGCTCTGGTTTAATAGGAACCTCCAAAAGAACCAGATTATCTTTTGGCTGATAAGTATCCATATCCATAAACTTTTCATTAGCAAAATAAGCAAAACTAATTGCTTGACTAGGACTCATGGTAAATGATTTTGCTTTATAAGATTTTACATCTTTATCTAAAAATTTTTTAGCATCTTCTTCGGTTGTTAAACGATAGGTTACAAATTCTTCTCCTACATTTTCTCTAAAATAATCTTGAATCATTGTCTGATATTCTTTGTAATCAGGATAATTAGTTATTTTAGATGCAGCCTTAGGGTCTCCTAAATCAGCTACACCACCTTGATAAGCGTCTTCCCAAGGCTCATAAAAAGGTACGGATCCATATCCTACATTTATGTTTTCAAAATAAACTTTAGGGTCTCTATAATCTCCTTCTTTAAAAAGATTATCTTGTCCTTCAAATATTTGATCTAGTTTATCTTTATCTTTGATATATTTTGTATCCTCAGATGTCATAATAAAATCAGAAGGTTTTTGTTTAGCTTCTGTAAAACCTACGTCTTCTACTTTTGTCTTCTCCTCTGGAACATCAGGCGTGATCAACGGTTCAGGGACCGTGGTTGTTGGTGGTGTGGATAAAATTTGATCGATAGAAATTTCAAAAGGAAGAGTGACTCTTCGATTTAATTCTTCGTTAAATTTTCTCTCTGCTTCGATCTGTGCTTCATCAGGAGCTAAGACTTGTCCTGAAGGAGTATCTTTTAAAGCGCTCACCGCAGGTGACGCAGCAAAATTTACGATAGTATCGTAGACATTATCAAGAGATATGTTACCTAGCTTTAATTGATTTGTAATTTCATTGGCTTGTTGAGATCCCACAGCACCCACGAGCAACGATCCGAGGATCCTTGGATTCGATAGCGCTTGCATCGCTAACGGTCTGCTTAAATTCAAAAAAGCCCCTATCATTATTTATCCAAACACAATCCATTGTCTAAAACTATTTTTTCATTAGTCTCAATCCAAACTCGTGCACCACAGGACAGAGGTTTGTTAGGACTATAAATAACTTTAGCGACTACATTATTCTCCTTGTCAAAAATTTCTACATTCTTTGCATAATCATTCGATTTAGAAGTTTTACAGGTAATCACAGGATCTTCGGTTCCATTTTTTTTATTGGATCGAATCTTGTGTTGGTTGATATGAATTATCTTTTTTACCATTAATCTCCTTCCACGATCAACGGGCCGCGGGTCATGGCGTCCTTATCGTCGTCAATTATTAGTTTGGTATCATTGGTTATACCATTCTTATCGTAATTCTCTAGCACTTTGATTAATTCATCTTTGCTCATGTTTTCCAAAGGTGTATCGCTTTGAACTTTGTTATCGTAAAAGCCAGCGACTTTTCCTCTGTTCACCTCAGCAGCCACGGCCGCTGAAAAATGCTTATGTTCTCGTGCTTCCTCTCGAATCTGTTTTAAGGAGGCCAAGTGAGAGGCAGTGGACACACCATACATTTGGTGCAAATCTTGCTTCATCTCATGAATGGCCTCCACGACGAAAGGATTCAAGTGAGGGTTCAATAAATCAGTAGCAGTTTGACGTGCTCGATTTTTAGAATAGCCCGCGCGTCGCGCAGCTTCGGCAGCGGAGCATTCTCCTAATAAAACTTTGTGAACGTATTCATAAACAAAAATCATTTGCTTGGGCGTTAGTTTTTGTTTGAGTCTTCGATCTTCAGGGTTAATTAATTTTTTAGTAGTACTCATATTTTCGTCTTCCTATCGGTTCTTCTTCTTCGTCATCATACAAACGAACAAAACTACCTTGTCTATATCTTAACAAAGCTAGGGTTGTTGCGTCAACTAAATCGTCATGTTCTCCATAAGGGAACGATGCGATCTCTTCTTGGACTTCTTCAGCCCATTCGGTATCTGGTCGCCAAACGTGACCAGCTTCAAAAATCGGAGAGACAGTATTTAAGCGAACATGTTTATCTTGACCTCGGTTCGGAGAGAAAGCTGTCGCGTACACACCAAATCGCCGAAGCTCCTGTATCAAGGGTGTCCCTGAGGCCTTGGCTTCAATAATCACACTATCTGGATTATAAGCTTGAAGTTCTTCTTTGGCGACTTGTTTTAACTCAGGAAAGTCCCATCGACCTTTTCGACTATGTAATAAAATTAAATGGGTTTCTTTTCCTTCATCAGGGCGAAACACACCCCAAGTTGTAATAGCAGAGTAGTCAGCAGACTCTTTTTTGGAAAAAGCAGTATCATAACTTTGAATAATGTAATCACAAATAGGTGGTTCATCCTTCTCCCATATATTCCACCATTCGCGTTTCACGATACTCGTACCGTCGTGCGTTGGATTCTGTTGCCACTGAGCATTCCATTTACTAGGAACAAGAGAAGCTTTTACTTTATCGAGTTCATTGAGCTTCCAATACTGTGGCCAAATCGGTGTACGCTTTTCTTCGTCATCGTCGTCTAAAATTGCCGGGAATTCTATGATCTCCCACTTATCTGCTTTCAGATCACCCATCTTTTTGATTAATTGACCAGTGAGATCCTTGTCAGACCATCGAGTCATTACGATTACAATACTTCCCCCTGGTTGCATACGCTGTCGAGGACCAGAAGTATACCATTCGTAAGCATTATCCATGGCTGTTTCCGACAAAGCATCTTGTTCGGAGTGAGGATCGTCGATAATCAGTAGATCAGCACCACGACCAGTAATTGCACCACCCACACCTGCCGCGTAATACTCACCTCCAAGGTTAGTTTCCCATCTTCCCGCCGCTTGGTTATCCGTTCTGAGTGTTACATCAGGGAATATTCCTTTGTATTCTCTGGTATTCATCAAGTTTCTTACTTTTCGACCAAATCTTATCGCCAATTCACCAGTGTGAGTTGCTTGAATGATTTTTAGTCGAGGATTTTGCCCCATCATCCATGCCGGGAATAAAAATGAGGCGAACTCACTTTTTGTGTGACGTGGGGGCATGTTCACAATTAATCTTTGGTTCTTCCCAGTCAGAAATTTCTGGAATTGTTCTGCAATCTTGATGTGATGTTGGCCTTCAACGAACTCAGGCCACACTGCTTTAACAAATCTCATAAAATTACCACGCGCGTGTTCTTGTTCAATGCGCTTTCGAAGTAGAACCATCGCCTTTAATTGGTTCGCATCTAAGTTTTTATAGTCTATATGCATTTTTTGCTCCTATAGTGTGGATATGTTGCCAGGACAAGGCCACGTCTCCTCGGACCGGGGCGCGATTTTTGGGGGTGGGGTCGCGCGTTTCGTGGACCTCGGACCGTTGGCTCTAAGTACCTAGGCCCCATTGTTGCATAATACATATTACAGGCCCTCCCGACGCTATATTTATCAACGTTTTTCGCGTTTCGTGGATTATATGTTCTATATTTAGTGGTATTCATTCAATATATCGCTGATCGTGGACCATGGTTGGCCAACTTGGACCGTGCAAAGTGGTGCAAACTCGCCATTTTCTGCCAAAAAGTCGATATCCGTGGACCTATACAGAAAAATCCTTCTCTCTTTGAGAGAGCGTTGCAAGATAAACAATCCGTTCATAATCTGTTTGTATTTATGATGAAACGCTTTTTGATGTGGTCTTAAACTCTGTAACAATCTGGAACGCTCACACGCCTTACATTCAACGAACAAACTACGTCCATGTTTATTAAACAAAATTAAATCTGGGAAACCATTAATTGTAGAAGTTTCAATACGAATTGGATGAAATTCAGATAGTTTATCTTTAACCATTTTATATAAATTCTTTTCAGCGCTCATTTAAAATTAGACCGTTACATCATAATCATTATTTAACAAATTGGTACTAGAGAATTTTCAGCAACTTCTTTTTAAAATAATAAATTTAGAAAAAGTCTCCAATTGCCTAGAGGGTAAAAAAAGTCAGTAAATTCAATGACCCACTATCACACTAGTCACACTTCTCAAAATGAGTAGTGTGATGGGTAAAACCCACCTAAATAAGGCTAAAACGCTTAAGCGGACACTATCACACTTGTTTTAAAATTTTTTTTATTTTTATTTTTATTTTTTCAAAAAACTCCTAGTACTGTGATTGTGTGATCCACGACGCGCGTCCCAATATCCGTTCATATTCTGTTCGTTCATACTTTGTTCACTATTCGCGTTCCGTGTCGCAATTTGCAATAAAATATCATAAAGATCCAAAATAAAAATAGCCTTTAAATCCCTTTTAAGAGCCATAGAGCATATAATAAATTATCTAATAAAATCATACATGAGCATCTTTTTAACACCCCTAAAAACGCCTTAAAAAGGTCGAAGTT